TCCACCGTATCTACCGCTTTTTGCAGCAAAATCCGGTCATCATCGACATCCTGTACATGGATACCGAAAGCGAAGTGCTGCTGACTTTGCAGCGCAAATGGCGGCAGTACGATGAACTGAGCGCCCAGATGGAAGGAATCATAAAAACCTACGGCCTGGGCAGCCTTGCCCTGGAAGCCCTGAAACGAACGATTGGATGTGAGCGTGTGGAAGTCACCGGCAAAAACTATACCGCCATCAACAACGATTGCGTTGAGGAGGTGCGCAGCTGGCCCGCGGACAGTATTGACCTGTATGTGACCAGCATTCCTTTTGGCAATCACTACGAATACAGCCCCAGCTATAACGATTTTGGCCATAACCCGGACGATGCAGAGTTTTTCAAGCAGATGGACTACCTGACCCCGGAACTGCTGCGCACCTTGAAGCCGGGCCGCGTGGCGGCCATCCACGTAAAAGACCGTGTGCAGTTTGGCAACGTCACCGGCATGGGGATGCCGACGATTGAGCCGTTCCACGCGGATTGCATCTCGCACTTCATCCGCCACGGCTTTGCCTACTTTGGCATGATTACCGTTGTTACCGATGTGGTGCGGGAAAATAACCAGACCTACCGCCTGGGCTGGACCGAGCAATGTAAGGACGGCACCAAAATGGGCGTAGGCTGCCCGGAATACATCCTGCTGTTCCGCAAACTGCCCACCGACCACAGCAAAGGCTATGCCGATGTGCGGGTAAGCAAAGACAAGGCCAACTACACCCGCGCACAATGGCAGATTGATGCCCATGCTTTCTGGCGTTCAAGCGGCGACCGGCCTTTCGGGCGGGAAGATTTGGAACGCATCCCGGTAAGCAAGCTGCAAAGCGTTTACCGCAAGTATAGCCGAGGCACCGTTTACGACTACAACGAGCATGTAAAACTGGCCGAGGAACTCGACAAAGACGGCCGCCTGCCGTCCACCTTTATGGTGGTAGCACCCGGCAGCTGGGACATGACCGTATGGGACGACATAAACCGCATGCGCACACTCAACACCAGCCAGAGCCGACGCCGCCAGCAGATGCACGTCTGCCCGCTGCAGCTGGATATTGTGGAGCGGCTCATCAACCGCTATTCTAATCCGGGCGATCTGGTAGCTGACCCTTTTGCCGGCCTGTTCACAGTACCGTATCTGGCTGTAAAGATGGGCCGAAAGGGGAAAGGCGTGGAGCTGAACCCAGATTATTTCCGCGATGGCGTAGGTTACTGTGAAACCGCCGATGCGGAGCAGAGCGCCCCCACGTTGTTTGACCTGATGGAAGAAGGGGAGGAGGCCGCCCATGCGTGACCTTTTACAAGAAAAAGACCGCACACGGGAGGCGGTCTCTCAAATCGTATCGTGGTGCTTGGTTATTGCGCTGCACCAGACCGAGGGCATCGGAAAAAAGCGGCAGGATGACGTAGCCGCCAAGGCGCTGGTTATCCAGGAAGCCGCCGCAAAGAGGCTGGCCCGGCAATCGCGGGAGGAAGTCATCGCCTGGCTGCGCAGCAAACTGGACAGACTTGATTTGCCGGATGGTGCCCTAACTTTTCGCGTACCGTTACGGCGGGCACCCAAAAGTCGCCGTGAGCAGGAGCTGCGCATCGCCGGGGATCGGGCCGCCACTTTTACCTGGCTGATTTTCGCCCTGGCCATCCACCGAGCACTGCACTTTGGGGCACAGCGGCTTGTACGTCTGCATACCGCCACGCTGGAAAACTACCGTCAGTTCTCAGATTGGGAGCTTGACGGTGCCGATTGGGCATTTTCACGCCTGCAGCACTGTGCCCAACAGGCCTTGCAAGAAGAATTGGATATTGTAGAAACGCCCGAGGATGCCCCTACCGTGGAGCAAACCGCGACCGCCTACCTGCGGCAGAGCCAGATGCTGCAAGAACAGGTGGGGCGTGTTATAAAGGCTGCACAGCTTCCCACTGTTACCCAAAAACAGCCTCTGGCGGTGTTGAGTACACCCCACCTGCGGGCACTACTGGAAGGGGAGGACATATGAGCACTACCGCCCGGGAACTTTGTCCTACCGAGGATACTGAGCAGATCTGCCTGTTTCGCTGGGCTGCACTGCAAAGCAGCAAGTATCCAGAACTTGCCCTGATGTACCACATCCCCAACGGCGGCAAGCGCAGCAAATCTGAAGCTGCCAGGTTCCGCACCATGGGCGTAAAAGCCGGAGTGCCAGACATCTTTCTGCCAGTTAAGCGCAGCGGGCATTGGCTAACAGGCCCCTCCGACATGATCGCACCCTATAATGGCCTGTATATTGAGTTGAAACGCCAGCACGGAGGCACCGTATCCCCGGCACAAAAGACATGGATCGCCGCCCTGCGCAAAGCTGGTTATGCGGTCGAAGTCTGCAAAGGCTGGGAAGCTGCGGCTGCTGTTATCATGGATTATCTGGAGGGACGATACCGGCCTGTATATCAGGGATGAGAGCCATAATTACTGGCCTTCTTTATATGCCATAAGTGTGTCAAATGCCGTAAAGGTAAATCGTGTAATTAAATCGATAGAATATAACAGGTCTGGCGATTCACCTATTTGTTGAATATGTATTGGCAGCGAAAATTCGTTTTCGCCATCCTCATTCAATGGGGGAAAGTAGTGCGCATGAGCTCCATATTTTTTGAAGTGTAACTGTGTGCCATCATACATTTCGCCAATTTGAGCACCTGACAGAATGGTTTCCCCATTTGTATAATACGGAAATGTATGAACAAAACAATGTGTGCCGTGTTTTGTGTTCATTATGAACATATCATGCGATGTCAGAAACAATTTATCAGCCTTTAGCTGCTCCCTACTTGACCGAGGTCTTCCAAATGAATTACTCTCCATGTGCATAAGTTTTAATGAATAAGGGCCAGTATTTAACATTGGCGCAGACAACGAATCGCTGTGTTCTATAAACTTGTCTCGGTAATGGCAAATGGTTGCGTCAATTTGTCTTCCGTATCGGATAAATGATCTGTATACAAAAGAACTATGCCCTGGTAAGGTTTCAAAATTTTTCAATACCGAGTTAAGGCAGCTTCCAAAGCTTTTGGGCGTAATGCCACGTTTATCATCTTTCCCTATTTCGCTCAAGTAAAATCTCGTGAAATCGTTCAAGAATATTTTCGAATCTTTGAAAAAGTCAGAAACCTCCTTTTGGATTCTATCGCTAATTTCATGATATTTTTCATGCGCATTTAATGGGAAAATCGGTCCTATAAAATGCAACTCTGTTAAGAACTGCCGTTCGCCCATTAACTTGGAAATAGACTCAATTCTGTCCAAAAGGCTAATATAGCTTTTATAAACATATTCAAGTTTTGCAAAGTTCACATCTACCTTATCATTGTCTAAAAAAGCTTGATATTTAATATCCGCTTCTTTGCGGGCTGCAATCATTTTAAACACCATCCAAGGAGTAATTTATGTACAATGAATTATGCAACGAGTTATTATCTATTATACCAAATATTCAGTGGGATACGGAAGGGTGTAATGCAATAAAAGAAGCCGTTCGTATTCTTTCTACTTTACAGGAGGATAATCTTCATCATGTCCTATGAAGAAAAAGTCCGCTGGCTGCGGCGCTACCGTGATGCGCTGCGGCTGGAGGAGGAACTGCGGCAGGAGCTAGAAGCCCAGCGCGCCCGGGCCTGCAAAACCACAGCCGCCCTGACAGGCATGCCGGGCGGAGGAGGGGACGGCCAGGCGCTGCCCCGTGCGGTGGAAAGCATCGTGGCTGCCCAGCAGGAACTGCAGGCGCAGATCAACCTCTGCGGGGCGACCCGGCGCGAGGTGGTGGCCGTCCTTGACCAGGTTGCCGATGCGCGGGACCACGAGATCCTGCGCAGGCGGTATCTGTTGGGGCAAACTTACGAAAAAATTGCCGAAAGTCTAAATATAAGTGTTCGCTATTGTATAAAGCTACATAAGGCTTGTGTGCAAAAAGTACATATTTGTGAATAATCCACTTGACAAAAGTCACCTAGTGGAATATTATAAAGGTACCATATGATACTTTTCCAAAAGAAGGTGGTTCCTATCAATCCTAAAGTAGGACAAAGCGATGTGGACGCTTATCTGTCCGAAGTCCGCGAAGCAATAGCAGAAAAGCGATGTACTTTTCACTCCAATAAAACCAAAAACCGAGAGACCCTGTCAGGCTTGGGTTTAACTCTTAGTGATGTTTATGAAGAAATTTCTACACTAACGTACGACGATTATTGTTATGGCCCTGTGCCTGACAATCGTCCCAACTATGCAGACGAAAGTATCTGGGTATTTAAGAAAAAAGTAGACTGGCTGATGATATACATCAAATTAGAAATCGTCAGTTGTAACGGCAAAAGACTCGTTGTTCTCAGTTTTCATGAAGATAACGCACAATAATTACAGCTTTCTCAAAACCCATGTGGTACACTACTACCACAAAAAAGGAGGCTGAGCTTATGGCAAAATGGATTTGTTTAAACTGTTTGAAAGAACATGAATTGAACCCTATTTACGAAAACGAAGAATACATAATTAAAGGGAAAAAGGTTGTAATTACTGCGCTCAAGGCAAAATGTCCTTGTTGCGGAGAATACATGGAAAATGATGACATCACAGAGAGTAATTTGCAGTCTGCTTACACGACCTACCGCCAGGAGGAAAAACTTCTATCTCCTGATGAAATCAAAAAAATACGAAAGAAATACGGTGCAACACAGGTTGCTTTTTCGAAAATCCTTGGTTTTGGTGACAAAACGATTGCGCGTTATGAGGGTGGCGCTCTTCAAGATGCAGCGCCTAATAACCTGATTGTTCTGATGAAGAATCGAGAGAACTTTATCAAATTGTGGCAATTGAATAAGTCCAAGCTCGACCCAAAAGAAAACGAAGCAATCGAAAGTGCCCTGGGATATAAAGCTGTTTCGTTACAGGCTTGCACAGAAAGCTATTATCCCATGCCTCACAACTTCTTCTCTAATATTTTTTCTCAGCCTAGTCTTACATTTGGAGGTACACCATGCCGAACATAAATAGCCTTGTTTTGCAGTTCTATGGTTATTCGGTTCCCCAAATCAGTTTTAAACTTGGAGATTCTTTCGGTGGCGAAAAAGTACAGATGGACATTAAAATGAACCGTACTATAGAATCCCTTCCCAAGACAGATGAAAGTCAAGATGCCCACTACAATGTAACGATCTATCTCACAATTGGAACGGAGGAAGACGAAAATGGTTTTTTTGCCGATTTGGCAATAAAGGGCCATTTCTCTACCAACGGCGATTGTCTACCTGTTGACAACGCAACTGCCATCCTGTTTCCTTATGTGCGCAGCACGGTGTCCTCGCTTTGCATGGTCGCCAACATTCCACCGTTGGTTTTACCGACAATTAATATTATTGATGCATTCAAGCAACCATCTATAGAAAAGTCGTAATTGTTCATTGTAATTCACTATTTTCCTACACTATAATAGTATCATCAAAAGCCGTAAGGAACGGGAAACCGCCTTGCGGCTTTTGTGTTGCCGGGGTTTGGGCAGCCCCCGGTGGCGATTGCGTCCATAGCGAATCCTCCTATTCTTTATCACAGCTGACAGCCGGGAAAGACCGGCGCTTTTTTGTAGGCGTAGCTTAATGTAAAGCAGCGGTCTCCAAAACCGCAGGATGAAGGTGCAAGCCCTTCCGCCTGTGCCATCCACCCCACCAGCCCGGAGAAGCTCACACATCCTTTTTTCTCTTCTGTCTGTGTGCTGGCGGGGCGGCTATTGAAAATAACCACCGGGGGTGCCTATGGAGAAACGACCGACCGGCAATCCCCGGTATGCCAACGGGGCCCTGCGCCGCAAATACCGCGCCAGGCTGCGGGCCATGGGCGGAGAGTGTGGTATCTGCCACGGCAGGCTGGGGCCGATCCATTACGACGAGCCTTCCGATGCCGCGCACCCACTATCCTTTGTGATCGATGAGATCCATCCTGTGTCGAAGTGGCGGCAGTTCGGGTATGCTTCGCCCCGCGCTGCAGCCGAGGATTGGGACAACCTGCAGCCTGCGCATTACTTTTGCAACGCGCAAAAGGGCAACAAAACAGGCGTTTTCGTGGCAGATTCGGGGCAAAAAATCACAAAAGCGCCCCAAATCAGCGATGGAAACTGGTAGTGGGGGAGGGTCCCCCGGCCCCGCGGTGGCGACCTCGCCCTGTCCAGCGCCGATTTACACACAGGGAGTTTTTGAATGAAGATGAAGAGCGTGACGGCCCGGAACGACCGGCTTTTGCAGTTGAAGGAACTCGCAAAAGTGCTGGCGGGCAGTATCGACAGCTGCAACGACCCCAAGGCGCTGCCGCCGCTGGCCAAACAGTACCGGGAGACCATCCGGGAAATTGAAGAAATCGAGGGAGCAAATAACCATGGCGACGAAGTCAGCGACATCCTTGGCGAGCGCGCCGCTGATGGGAAGCCAGGAGCCGTCCGAAAGGATCGCGCCTGAGTACCAGCGGTCGGACGGGCTGGACGCTGCCAAGCTGGTGCGGGTAGGCGGCACTGTGCTGGACCCCTGGCAGGGTGACGTACTGGACGACTGGATGGGGTTTACCCCGGCGGGCAAGTGGGCCGCACCGACGGCGGGCGGCAGCGTACCGCGCCAGAACGGCAAAAGCCTGCTGATCCAGGCCCGGAGCGAGGCCGGGATGCTGATGTACAACGAGCAGGTCATCTACACCGCCCACCTGCAGAAAACCGCCACCGAGACTTTTGAGGAAATGCGGGACTTTTTCGAGGGAGCCAAGCTGCGGCGCTATGTGGCCGAGATCAAGACGGCCATCGGGCGCGAGCAGATCATCCTGAAGTCCGGCGCGCGCATCAAGTTTCTGGCCCGCACCCGTAACGGCGGCCGCGGCCAGCATGGTGACCTGCTGATCTTTGACGAGGCCCAGGAACTGGACGCGAACCAACAGGCATCCTTTCTGCCGGCCATCTCGGCCAGCCTGAACCCGCAGACGCTGTACCTGGGCACCCCGCCCGATGAGACCGCCGTGGGTACGGTGTTCCGGGGCATCCGCAACAAGGCGCTGGAAGGCGAGAGCCGCAAGACCGCCTGGTTTGAGTTTTCCGTGCCCGAAATCGGGGATGTGACCGACAAGCGCCGCTGGGCGGCAACCAACCCGGCGCTGGGGCGGCGCATCCAGCTGACCACCATTGAGGGCGAGGTGGAACAGATGGACCCCGACACCTTCGCCCGGGAGCGCCTGGGCTGGTGGAGCCCGGTGCTGACAGAACAAACCGACTACCCTTTAAACAAAACCGCCTGGGAGCAGTGCGCCAGCGATGAGCTGAAACCCGAGGGCAAGACCGCCTATGGGGTAAAGTTTGCCGCCGATGGTTCTGCCGTCTGCCTGTGTGGTGCGGTCATCCCGAAAGAGGGACCTGCCCGCGTCTCGCTGATCGAGATGCGGCCCTCGGGGCAGGGGTACGGCTGGCTGGCCGACTGGCTGAATGTCCGCTACGACCGCGCCAGCTGTGTGGTCATTGACGGCCGCAACGGCGTGGACGTGCTGGTGGAGCGCATCCGCCCCATCTGGAAAGCGAAAAATTCCGTCATCCGCCCCGGCACGAAAGATGTGATCGCGGCGGTGGGCGGTTTTACCAACAGCGTGAACGAGCACAGCCTGACCTGGTATCGCCCCCAGACGGTGCTGAACGAGAGCGCGGTGACCGCCATCAAGCGGCCCATCGGCGGCGGGTACGGCTTTGGCGGCGACAACAGCCTGCCGGTGGAAGCCTGTGCCCTGGCCCTTTGGGGCGCAAAAACCTGCAAACGAGACCCGACACGCAAGATGCGCATCGGCTAAAAGGAGCAAAGATGACCGACCTGCATTTTGGCATCATCACAGGGCTGACCCTGGAGGAAAACCGGCAGCTGGCAACGCTGGCCGAGGTGTTCAACTACCACCAGCCCTACAATGAGACCAAAGACAAATACTACGAGGGGCACATCACCCTGAACGATGTAAACATCGGCATTGCGCTGCCCGGCGGCATCAAAAAGCTGGAGGTCGGCTGCAACTGGGGCCAGAAAACCGTGGATGTGCTGGCTGCGCGCAGCATGTTTGACGGTTTTGTAGGCAAAAACACCGAAGCCCTGACCCAGATGGTAGCCAACAACCGGTTGATTGCCGAGTACAGCAAGGCCTGCCGGGATGAGCTGAAATATGGCTGTGTGTTTGCCTCACTCTCCGCCGATGATGCCATAGGCTGCCGGGTCCGTTTCCACAGCCCCGTCACAGCAGCGGCTTTGTGGAGCGGCGAAAAAGGGCGCATCGACTGCGGGCTTGCCATCATTGACACCGTGCCGGATGAGCAGTTCAAAGGGCGCTGGTTGCCCCGCCTTGTCAACTTTTACACCGATGAGGCGGTCATCGTGCTGGAAATGGTGCAGAACCAGTGGCGAGCCACACGCCACCGGCACCGTATGGGCCGCCCTCTGATGGAGCCGCTGATCTGGAACGCCACCAGCGACAAACCCTTTGGCCGCTCCCGGCTGAAAAAGGCCATCCGCGCACTGATCGATGATTATGTCCGCATTGTTGCGAACGCCACCGTGGCGCTGGAGTTCGACACCACGCCCCAGAAATATCTGCTGGGCGTGACCGATGAGCAGTACGATACCATCATGAACGACAAGTTCAAAACCTATGTGGGCAGCCTGCTGACCGCTACCAGCAACCCAGAGACCGGAGAAAACCCGCTGTTTGGCCAGCTGGCCCAGGGCAGCCTGGCACCCCATGTGGAAAAAATGCGGATGACCGCCACCCAGTTTGCCGCCGCCACCGGCCTGACCGTGACCGATGTGGGCGTGATCAATGATGCCAATCCCACCAGCAGCGATGCGATCCTGGCCCAGAGCCAGACCCTGGTACTGATGGCCCAGCAGTTGAACACCGGCAACGGTGACGCGCTGCGCACCATTGCCCAGATGGCCCAGGCCATTGCCCGCAGCGTGACGCTGGATGAATTGACCGAGGAGGAGCGGGACGTTATAGCCCACTTCAAGAACCCGGCGATGCCCAGCGTAGCCGTGACCGCCGATGCGGCCATCAAGATCGCCACGGCCCGGCAGGAGTTTGCCAGCACCGATACGTTTTTGGAGATGATCGGTTTTGACCAGGCGGACATTTTGCGCATCAAGGCCCAGGAGCAGCGGGTGCGGGGGCAGAAAACACTGTTAGAGGTGGAAAATGAGGATAACGGCGACGGCCTGGGCGGCGTACACCCAGCAGCTGGCGAAGCTGAATAAAAAAGCCGGGCAGCTGATGGCTGACTACATAGCCGCCCACGGCACCGGGGACACCGATGCATTGATCGCCTACGCCCACGCGCTGGTGACAAAGTACGGCGAGGGCAGCGCCGAACTGGCCTGCCAGATGTACGATGCCCTGGCCGCTGCGGCCAAAGCCGGGGTGCCTGCCGCCGAGCCTGCCCAACCGGCAAGCTATGGCGAGGTAGCCCGGATGGTGCAGGCTACCAAAGCCAGCCAGCCCCAGATGCAGCAGGGAGTGAGCCGCTTAGTCAAGCGCGCCGGGGCCGACACGACCCTGAAAAACGCCTTGCGGGACGGGGCCGAGTGGGCCTGGGTGCCCCAGGGCGATACCTGCGCCTTTTGCCTGACGCTGGCAAGCCGCGGCTGGCAGAAAGCCAGCCAGGCAGCCATCAAAGGCGGGCATGCCGAGCACATCCACGCCAACTGCGACTGTGAGTACGCGATACGGTTTGACGGGCGCAGCACCGTGGCCGGGTACGATCCGGACAAGTACCTGCGCCAGTACCGTGCCGCTGATGGGGACATCAACAAACTGCGCCGGGTGAATTATGCCGCCAACAAGGAGCGCATCAACGCCCAGAAGCGGGCAGCATATGCGGCGAGGAAAGCCGCCTTTACATCCACGCAGAATCGTGCTATACTTGGTTCCATCGACAGCGATGGGAGCGTGAAGAAGATAGAACTGACAGTTCTTGGTAACTTAGACCCTTCTCCTCTCATTTCCACGTTTGGTCATTTGCAGACCACAGAAGTTGTCGTGACGGATGAACGAATCGCGCATATTAAGGAACGACATCCAGAGGATTATCTTTTGTTTGAACAATATGGACGCGAATCCATTTTGTCCCCGGACATTCTGATTCAGGACATAAAAAACGTAGGCACTGTATTTGCTGTTAAGAAACTTCCTGACACGAATTTGAATGTCGTCTTGCGGCTGGTTTTGGATACGGATAACCCGGATTTCAAAAATTCTGTTATGACATTTTATCGGATTCGTGAAAAGAATCTTAAAAAACTGATGGAGAAGAATCCTGTTCTTTACATAAAGGAATGAATCTGCTATAATAAGCGTAGGATAAGATTGCATTTGAAGTAGAGATTGTGCTGCTACGCGCCCATTGGGCCAAAAGAAATGCGGGAAGGGGCACACCCGCCAAATGCCAATCGATGGGGAACGGTTCAGATGCCGTTCCCCGTTCCTGTTGATAGATCCATTTTAACCACGATGCAACCGCACCGTGGTTTTTTTATGCCTGTTTCTGGCCGCATGAGGCCGGGGCGGGCGTTTTTTATACCCAAAATTGCCCGGCATGGCGTAAAACTGCACAGCCAAGGCGGATGCGACCCGCGTAAACAAAGCGCAGGCGGAAAGGAACCCTTATGAAACGCGAAGAAGTCAAGAACAAGATCCCCGGCATTACCGATGAACAGCTGGATTGGCTGATGGGCGAAAACGGCAGGGACGTCACCGCCGAAAAGACCAAGGCCGCCAGCCTGCAAGGCCAGGTGGATGACCTGACCAAGCAGCTGAACACCGCCAAAGACGGCCTGAAAGCCTTTGAGGGGGTGGACGTGGCTGATCTGAAGGGCCAGATCACCAAGCTGCAGGGCCAGCTGACCGACCAGGCCGACAGCTTTGCCTTTGATGCCGCCCTGGACGGTGCCATCCGCGATGCACGCGGCCGCGATGTAAAGGCCATCCGCGGGATGCTGGATGTGGCGGCGCTGAAAGCCAGCAAGGACCGCACCAGCGACATCAAGACCGCGCTGGATGCCCTGGTGAAAGACAAGGCCTGGGCCTTTGATGCCGCCCCCGGCGGCTACCCCAACGTGAAAGACGGCGGCGAGGCCGCCGCCCGCGGCAAGGGCGGCATGGTGGACGGCGTGGAGGCTGCTTTCGCGTCGATGAATCCGAACTTGAAAGTGTAAGTTTTACAGAAAGGAGCCAATTATGGCACATGCAAATCAGGAACGCTGGAGCAAGCTGGTGGACGCTAAGCTGCGCAATCAGCTTGTGACCCGTGACAACTACATCTTTAACAACCGCTACGAGGGCGACCCCAAGGCGGGCAAGGTCAAGATCCCGGTGCGTGATACCGAGGTCTCTGTCAAGGACTACAACAAGGCCACCGGCATCGACCCCGAGGCCGGTACCACTACCTACCTGGAGCTGAACATCGACCAGGACGAGGCCGTGAACGAGCTGATCGACGGCTTTGATGCCGCCAGTGTGCCCGATGGCATTGTGGCCGACCGCCTGGACAGCGCCGGTTACAGCCTGGGCCTGTCCATCGACAAGAAGTCCATCGAGGCTTTGCAGGCCGCCAGCGGCGCCACCATCAGCGCCACCAAGACCGCCGCTACCGAGGCCAACGCCTACAAGCTGGCGCTGGAGGCCAAGCGCGTGCTGAGCCGCAAGGGCGTACCCGCCGATGGCCGCTTTATGATCGTCTCGCCCGAGTACCTGGAAGTGCTGATGCTGGATGAGCATTTCATCAAGCGCGGCGACCTGTCTCAGGAGATGGTGCAGGCGGGCGTGGCCGGTAAGATCGCGGGCTTCAACGTGTTTGAATCCAACAACATGGATTACGAGAACACCACCCGCGTGGCCAGCAAGAAGACCACCACCGAGTTCATCTGCGGTCACCCGAACTGGTGCCACCGCGTGATGGAGTGGCAGGTTCCCGTCCACCTGCAGGATCTGGCCGGCAGCGGCAAGTACATCGGTGCAAGCGCCGTGCAGGGCCGCAAGGTCTACGGCGTCAAGGTCTCCAAGCCGCAGACCCTGTACATCAAGCGCACCGAGGCCTGATAAGGAGGGCACCCCATGGGATACGCCATTGTGGAGGAAGTTGAGGTCGGGTTCCGCACACTGACCCAGGAGGAACGGGAGCGGACGGCCGCCCTGCTGGAGGAAGCTGCCCTGGTGATCGATGCCTACGGCAAGGATGCTGACCCTGATGTAAAGCGGCTGGTATCCTGCCGGATGGTGCGCCGCCTGCTGGGTGACGGCACCGGCGGCGAGACCCCGCTGTACCCCATGGGCGCTACCCAAGGCAGTGCCACAGCGCTGGGCTATACCCAAAGCTGGACCATGGGCAGCAGCGGCAGCGCCGGGGAGCTGTACCTCTCTAAGCTGGAAAAAAAGCTGCTGGGTGCGGGCAACCGCATCGGCGCGGCCAGCCCGGTGGAGGGGCTTTGCGATGCTGCGGGGGATTGATGTGGTGCTGTACGAGAAGCACCAGACCGGCGAGGATGCTTTCCATGCGCCGGTGTATGAAGAAACACCCGTGACCGTGCACAATGTGCTGGTTGGTGCCCCGGACACCGCTGCCATCGTGAACGAACTGACCCTGACTGGCAGGCGGCTGGCCTACACGCTGGCCCTGCCAAAGGGGGATAGCCATGATTGGCACAACGTGACCGTGGAGTTTTTCGGGCAGAAGTTCCGCACCTACGGGGATGTGGTACAAGGCATGGAAAGCCTGGTACCGCTGGCATGGAACAAACAGGTAAAGGTGGAGCGGTATGACTAAGGTAAAAATCAAGCTGAACAGCGCCGGGGTGCGACGGCTTTTGAAAAGCAAGGAGATGCAGGCCATCTGCACCGAGCATGCCGAGGAGATCGCCGCCCGCTGCGGTGCAGGCTACGCTGTGGACAGCATGCAGAAAGAGACCCGCGCCATTGCCACCGTGTATCCCCAGACTGCTGAGGCCCGCCGCGACAACTACCGCAACAACACCATAGAAAAGGCTTTGCGATGATCGAAACGACTGTTTTGGATTATCTGCGCGACCGGCTGGGTGTTCCTGTGACGATGGAAGTGCCGGAGGGAGCCTCCGGCACTTTTGTCGTATTGGAGAAAACCGGCAGCAGCAGGCAGAATTACATCCGCCGCGCCACTTTGGCCGTACAGAGTTATGCGCCAACGTTGTTATTGGCGGCACAATTGGACGACCGCGTGATCGAGGCCATGCTGGCCCTGCCGAAACTGGACCGTGTGGCCGCCTGCCGCCTGGAGCGCGATTACAATTTTACCAATACCGAAACCAAAAAATACCGCTACCAGGCGGTGTTTGCGGTGACTTATTACGAATAACCGCGTGTCCACACTGGACACGGGAAAGGAGCCAGTTATGGCTGATGCAAAAAACGTAACCACCAGTAAGCCCAAGATTGGCGGCGCGGTGTACCGTGCGCCTTTGGACACTACGCTGCCCACCGATGCCACCACCGCTTTGAATGAAGCATTTGTGTGCCTGGGCTATATCAGCGAGGACGGCCTGACCAACGCGAACAGCCCGGACGGTGACAAGATCAAGGCCTGGGGCGGCGATACCGTGCATACCTACCAGAAAGAAAAGTCGGACACCTTCAAGTTCAAGCTGCTGGAAGCGCTGAACCCTGACGTGCTGAAAACCGTATACGGCGATGACAACGTGACCGGCACCCTCAAGGACGGGCTGACCGTAAAGGCCAACAGCAGCGCTGCCGAGGACAAGGCCTGGGTGGTGGAGCTGATCCTGAACGGCGTGCTGAAGCGCGTGGTCGTGCCCAAAGCCAAGATCACCAAGATGGACGACATCGTCTACGCCGATGAGGAAGCGCTGGGGTATGACATTACCATCACCGCCACGCCGGACAAGGACGGCAACACCCACTACGAGTACATCAAGGAGAAAACGGCATGATCACCGGCAAGACAAAAAGCGGCTTTGTTTACGCCATCCCGGAAAAGCGCATCCTCAACATGGAACTGCTGGACGCGCTGGTGGAAGTGGAGCGCGGCAGCGATGCCGGTTTGAGCGATGCGCTGAACCTGCTGCTGGGCAAAGACCTGAAGAAAAAGCTGTACGACCTCCACCGCGATGAGGACGGCATTGTCGATGGCGAGGCTGTCGCCAACGACTTTGTGCAGATCCTGCTGGATTACAAAGCGGGAAAAAACTCCTGACCCTGGCCCGGATGGCAGCGCTGGCCCCGGACGAGCTGGTGTGCGACATGGCGGAAACCTACCATGTACTGGACTGGCGCGCCCTGGGGCTGCCGCTGGCGGCCACCCTGGCCGGGGGCCTGCGGGAGACAAGCCGCACCTGCATGGCGCTGAACCATGCCCCGATAACGACCGACATGCTGCTGCTGGGTGCGATGGCTGACAGTTTGCAGCTGCTGGTGTGGAGCAAGACCAAAGACGCCCAGCATGGCCGCAACCGCCCTGCCCCGGTGCTGGATACCCTGTTGGGCACGGCCCGCCGCCGCAAGGTGACCGGCTTTGCCACGGCTGCCGAGTTTGAAGCGGCCAAAGCAGAAATTTTGAAGGGAGGCTGATGCCATGGCAAGCAAAACCGAACTGGCGAAAGCCTATGTTGAGATCATCCCCTCGGCCACCGGCATCGGCGGCAAGATCAGTGAAGCGCTGGGCGGGGAAGTAACCGCTGCGGGTGCTACTGCCGGGCAGAGCCTGGGCAAGAGCCTGATCGGCGCAGTGGGCAAGATCCTTGCGGCGGCGGGCATCGGCAAGATGCTGCAGGCCGCCTTTACCGAGGGCAGCGCCTTTGAGACTGAGGTTGCCAAGGTGGGAACCATTGCCGATACCACCAAAGTGCCCATTGGGGAGCTGAAAGAGCAGATCACTGACCTTTCCGGCACGATGGGCATTGCGGCGGGTGACCTGGCCGAGGCCACCTACCAGGCTATCAGCGCCGGGCAAGATACCGGCGATGCCGTGGCCTTTGCCGGGCAGGCGGCTAAGCTGGCCGCTGCGGGCTTTACCAGCAGTTCCTCGGCGGTCGACATCCTGACCACGGCGTTGAACGCCTACGGCCTGGGTACCGACAAAGCGACCCATGTTTCGGACGTGCTGCTGACCACCCAGAACCTGGGCAAAACCAGCGTGGACGAGCTATCGGCCAGCATGGGCCGGGTCATCCCGCTGGCAGCAGCCTACAAGGTGAACGTGGAAAACCTGTCCAGCGGCCTGGCCATTATGACGGCCAACGGTATTGCTACCGCCGAGGCCACCACCTATACCAAGTCCATGCTGAACGAGCTGGGCGACACCGGCTCGACCGTGGGCAAGATCCTGCAGAAAGAGACCGGCCAGGGCTTTGCTGAACTGATGGACAGCGGCCAGAGCCTGGGCGACGTGCTGCAGGTGCTGTATGACAGCGTGGGCGGCGATGCCACCAAGTTTGCGGCGCTGTGGTCCAGCGTGGAAGCCGGTACGGGTGCACTCTCGCTGGCGAACTCCGGCGCGGAGAAGTTCAACGATGTACTGGGCCAGATGGTGGACAGCAGCGGTGCGACCGAGACTGCTTACACCACCATGACCGACACGATGGCCCACCGGATGGAGAGCCTGAAAACCAACGCTGCCAACCTGGGCATTGCGCTGTTTGATTCGGTCAGCGGCAAGCTGGGCGCAGCGGTCGACCTGGCCAGCGGCTACCTGCAGACCTTGCAGGAGGGCTTTACCAGCGGCGGCTTTGCCGGTCTGGCCGAGGGGCTGGGCAGCGTTTTTACCGACCTGACCACCAACGTAGGGCCGCAGCTGCTGCAAAGCGGCATCGACCTGATGACCCAGCTGGGGCAAGGAATGGTTACGGGCATCCCGCAATTGCTGGCACAGGCGCTGCCCATTGCGGCCGACCTGGCCAGCGGGCTGCGCGCCAATGCAGGCCAGCTGGTTGACACCGGCATCCAGTTCATCTTGAACATGGCGCAGGGGCTTATCAACGGCCTGCCGACCATGATCACCTACATACCGGGCATCATATCCGACATTGCGGGCATTGTGAACGACAACGCGCCCAAGCTGCTGGAAGCGGGTGTGCAGCTGATCATCATGCTGGGGCAGGGCCTGATCCAGGCTGTGCCCACGCTGGTGGCGAACATTCCGCAAATTTTGCTGGCGGTTGCCAATGTCATTACCGCCTTTAACTGGATCGAACTGGGCGGCAACGTCATCAAGCTGCTGGGCAGCGGTATCCAGGGCATGGGCGGCGCACTGAAATCCGGCTTCACCTCGGTAATGCAGGGCGGTATCAGCTACATCAAGAGCCTGCCCGCTAAGTTTATCGGCTGGGGCAAGGATATGATCATGGGGCTGGTCAAGGGCATTACCGGCTCCATCGGGGCTGTAGTCGGGGCCGTGAAAAACGTAGCCTCGGCGATTGCCTCCTACATACACTTTTCCCGCCCGGACATCGGCCCGCTGCGTATGTATGAGCAGTGGATGCCTGATTTTATGGCCGGGCTTTCCCGCGGTATTACCGACAACCTGTGGATGGTCGAGGATGCGGCGGAGAGGCTTTCGGGCGCGACGGCCGAGCCGATGCAGGTAGCTGTGGCCGGTACACTGCGCAGCAACAACCGCTTTGGCAACACTGCCGATACCTGGCAGCCGGGCGGTATGACCGTAAACCTGAACAACGAGTTCTACACTCACGACAGCCTGTCCGAATCGGAACTGACGCGGGAGGCGGAATCCATGGCCCAGCGTTTGAAATGGGCTATCCCGTAAGGAGGTGCGCATGGCAAGGACCGTGCCTGTATATGCTTTTCAGGCGGCGGACGGCAGCACCATCCGCTTTGCCGTGGACAGCGATCTCTGGATCACGAACCTGACCGGCGATGACGGCCTGGACGTGGAAATGACCGAGCAGCAATCCACCGGGCAGACCGGCAAGACCATCACGGGGCAATCCGTAGGCAGCCGCAGCCTGACAGTGACCGGCAGCATCCTGCGGGACCTGGATGCCAACGAGGCGCTGCTGAAGCGGCTCATCCGCCCCAAAGAGGCCGCCCGCTGGCTGAAAACCGTGGGCGATACCACCTGGTATCTGGATGTGCTGCCCGCCCATACCCCGGATGTGAGCGGCGGGGAACACCTTTTGAACTTTCAGTTTAAACTGAAAGCAGCGTACCCCTACTGGCGCACCGTGGAAACGGCAGCCACCATGCTGGGCGGCCTGGAGGGCAGCTGGTTCCCGACCCCTGTCTCGACCGCCGGCAGCTGGTACATCAGCAAATACAAAAAAGATGTGTACACTACCGTGGTGAACAGCGGCAGCACCGAGACCGAGTTTGTGCTGACCCTGACCGCTGCGGCCCGCGTGAAGAATCCGATGCTGTGGCACAACGGCAAGCGCAGCTACCTGAAACTGAACAAGGAAATGCTGCCCGGTGAATCGGCCATCATCTCCACGGTGGATGGTTCCCGTGGCTGCACCTACCGACAGAGCGATGGTACTGATGTGAACGGGTTCCGTTGGCTGGACTACGACAGCGACCTGTGGATGACGCTGGACCCCGGCGACAATGTGCTGCGCCTGACGGCTGACGAGGGCCGCGAAAACCTGACCGCCACAGTGACGGCACCTAAGGGGGTGGCGGCCGGTGTCTGACGCTTTACGCCTGTATGTATACCAGAACGGGGAGCGCATGGGCATGGTGGACAGTGCCAACAGCCTGCAGTGGGCCCCGGCCTTTGCCGATGTGGGCGAGATCAAGCTGGTGTGCGGCGCTACCGCCACCAACCGCGCCATGCTGGTGCAGGGAGCCGTGCTTTACAACCCGGACACCCCCGGCCTGGCCGCGCTGATCGTAGCCACGGAACTGGACAGCAATGCCCGCAAGCTGACCGTGCGGGGCAAGTTTACCCTGCAGCGGTTCGCCCAGCGGATAGCCAAGGGCAAGACCACCGTGACCGATGCAGCCGCAGGGCTGCTGGACCTGTGCCGTGCCAACCTGCGCGAGCTGGAAGTGGCCTTGCCGGATGCCGCTGATTTTACTGCCCCCTGTGAGGCAGTGGACCTGGAATGGGTGACCTGCCTGGATGCCATGACCCAGCTGGCCGAGACCGGCGGGTTTGGCCTGCGCTGCGCCTTTGACCCGGCCACCGGCAGCGAAACGCTGGAACTTTTGCAGGGCAAGGACCGCAGCGCACCGGGGAGCGATTTGTACATGGGCTACTTTTCGACCCGGATGCAGAACCTTTCCAGCCCAACCTATACCGAGGATGCCAGCGACTACGCCAATGTGGTGCTGTGCGGCGGCGAGGAACCCAGCGAGGGGGACAGCTTTACCCGGTATTTTTGCGAGGTAGGAGACATCACAGCCGCCGGCAATGCCCGGCACGAGCTGTGGGTGGACGGCAGCAGCGTAAAGCACAAATACACCGTGCAGAACGCGGACGGCAGCACCACCGAGAAAACCTACACCGAAACCGAATACCAGACCGCCGTGCAGAACTATGCCCGCGCAGCTCTGGCCAATCACCTGGGGACCCGGCAGCTGAAATGCACCGCCGCCGACAGCCAGATGATCTACGGTCAGGACTACGCCCTGGGCGATATTGTGCCGGTGCGGGTGGAGGAGATCGGCCTGGAAGCCACCGCGCGGGTGGCCAGCATCAAGATCATCTACGAAAGCACCGGGCGCAGCCTTTGCCCTGTGTTTGACAACTTTACCTTTAAAAAGGAGTGATGTGCTTTGACCGAGCTTATCTGCTGGCCGCTGGACAATAAGCAGTATACCAGCGTGGCGCTGGGCGCAGCCTATGCGGCCCGCAGCCGCGGCGTGCTGAACGCCGACAGCTTTGCCGCCAAAACCAACGGCAACAATACGGTCACTGTGGGCAAGGGCGTGGGCTGCATCCACGTGAGTGATCAGTGGGCGGCGTTCCCGTTCAGCCAGGGCGATGTGACCCTGACCTTTGAGGATGCCGACGGCGTGAATCCCCGTTGGGATGCCATTGCCCTGGTGTACGACAAAAACGCCAACACCGCAGGTCTGGAAGTGCGCAAGGGTACGGCCTCGGCCAGCCCCACGCTGCCCAGCCTGCGGCGCAGTGACGACTATGACGAGATCTTCCTGTACCGGGTGACCCGGCCCACCGGCGCTACTAAGATCAGCGCCGACAACGTGGTAGACCTGCGGCTGGATGGCAGCGTCTGCGGCCTGATGCGGGATACCATCGACGCGGTAGACACCAGCGTGATGGAAGCCGCCTTTGAAGCGTTTTTGCAGAAAATCGAAGCCGAACTGAACCAGCTGAATGCCGGAACCTCGGCCATGATGCGATCGACCTATGACCCGCAAGGACGGCAGACCGATATTTTCAAGGCGATCGACAAGGTCTCCAACATCTACTACGCCAGGCTTACGCTGAACGGGTGGACGGCCTGCAGCAGCGCCGACCAGGCCAAAGACCTACTGTACCAGCAGACGGCTACCCTGACCTGCGCGAACAGCCATGCGCCGGTAGTGACGGCTGCCAGCGTGTTTTTGTCCGGCATCGGCTACGACAAGACCGGGGTGCCCGCTACCGATGATGTGCTGGATGAAGTGCAGGACATCATCAACGACGGCGTGACGGTCACGGCGTACAATTCGGTGCTGGTTAAGGTAAAAGAAAAGCCTACCGCCGAAATCCGGGCGCGGTGGGTCATTCAAAGTTGATGGAGGTTTAGCATGAAACATTCGTTTGTATGTAGTTTTACCCCCCCCGTAAGAAATCTGCGGCATGTGCTGCGCGGGGGTACTGCTGATGGGTGTAGCACCGAGGATTCCGGGAGAGAACGCAAAAGGGAAAACGCTTGCACAAATCTATGAATACGGGATGGGGTCGGCAAGCATTAAGGCACTTTACTGTAACGAGAAATTGGCAAGCGCTTCAGATGGCACTTTTGAAATCCATATTAAAAAAGCGGGTACATATCGGCTTATTGGCTGGGTGCAGGCACGGGATTCCGCCTATAAGGCTTATTTGAAATGCAATGATGTTACAATTTTCGGCCCTTTTATTGACAGCGGTTTTGACCTTGAAAAAAAATTAAGTGCAGGAGATGTCATCAGTATCCCCAGTCAGTACATGGATTATTATTCTACAGCATCTGCAACATTGATTATACTTACAACTTAATGGAAGCGAGTGATTTTATGGGAATGTCGCCGAGAACACCGGGCGGGAAAAAATTGCAGCTGCTTACGACCGTTACATTTACACCTATTAACGGCAGCAGTACCGCTACAAGCTCGTTTCAGACGTATGACCTTTCAGAATTTAATGTGGCAGGAAAAAAGGCGGAGGACTTTTTCGTTCGTATTTCCGGTTTTACTTCCAGCCCTGCCGAAAAGCAAAGCCGTAGTTTCACGAATTTGGAAATTACCGGTTTTTCCAACTCGGTTTTAACCCTGAAGGGGACATATACACAGTATGACTACCATGCCAACAGTCTGTACTTAACTGTAGAAATTTACGTCTACAAATAACGAGGTACAAAATGAAAATCTACGATGAAATCACCAACGAGGAGCTGATCTCTCCCGACTTGTCCGCGGGTTATCTCTACACCGCCAGGCGGGTTGCCGAGCATGTGCCGGAGAGCCGGGAAGTGATGCAGGGCACTGTCACCGAGGACGACCCCAAAGGCCTTGAGCACATCATCTCCGGCTACGATGTGTACGAGGACTGCCAGCTGTACCACCGCTACACCGTGGCCGAACTGGCCGAGCGGCAGCAGGCGGAGATCGAGGCGAGCACCATTGTGCTGGACGATGCGACCAAACTCTCCCTGATGTTGGCCGAGATCCCCACCGAGGCCAAGCCCACCATGCCCCCGAAGCTGGGCTACAAGTGGGTGCCGACCTACAGCGGCACGGCGGGTTTTGCGTGGGAACTGCAGGAAGACCCCAACGCCTACGGAACCAACGACCGCCCGCTGTACTGGGTGGACGGCATGACCGTCTGCACCGGGTACTACTACACCGACGGCGACAAACTGTACGTTGCCCTGCAGGACGGCACAGCCACGGCGCTGACCGATACCGAGTGGTTCGAGGTGGTGTGATATGTATCGCGGTACGACCCCGACCTTTACCTTTACGCTGCCCATCGAGTGCGAGACCATCTCAATGCTGTCCGTTGCGTTCAAACAGGGCGGCGAGCTGCTGTTTGAGCGCGGCCTGCCGGACGTGACGATGTCCGGTAATGTACTTTCCTGCACATTGACCGAGGAGGAAACGCTGCAGCTTCGCGGGGACACGGAACTGCAAATTCAGCTGCGCGTTGGCGTTGGATCTGCCCGCATGGCCTCGCAAGTGTTCCGTGTGCCGGTCAGCCAGATTCTGAAAGATGGTGTGCTTACATGACGTTAGACGTACAGTTTGCCGCACCCTCCGCCTTTGTGGTGGAGTTTGGCACCGATGCCGATCTGGCCGCCGACCTGGGGCAGACCACCATTTTATCCACCGCGCCGCAGTACAAGGGCGAGACCACCGTGACCCCGCGCACCTACGAGGAGACTCGCCTGGAAACCAAAGACAAGCTGATGCCGGACGATGTGACCGTGCGAAAGATTCCCCGGTACGAGGTCTCCAACGATTGCGGCGGCGTGACCCTGATTATGGGAGATGAATATTTCAATGGCTAACCAATATGTAAATAAGGTCATCATCGGCAAGGAGGTCAAACTCGACCTGACCGCCGACAGCGTGACCCCGGACAAGCTGGCCAAGGGCATTACCGCCCACGATAAGACCGGCGCACCCATCACCGGCACCAACACCAAGGACGTGGATTCCACGGATGCTACGGCTGCGGTGGCCGAGGTGCTGGACGGCAAGACGTTCTACGCACGTGGTGCCAAGATGACCGGCACGATGCCCAACAACGGAGCCGTAGCCGGGAAAATCACCCAAAAGGACGGCAAGTACACCATCCCCATGGGCTTCCACGATGGCAGCGGCAGCGCTGAAATCGATGAGACCGAGCAGGCCAAGCTGGTGTCTGCCAACATCCGCGAGGGTGTCACCATCCTGGGCGTGGAGGGTTCCATGTCCTCCTCCGAGGGCATGAAGCCCCAGGCCAAGAGCGTGACCCCGACCTTTGAGCAGCAGACCGTCCTGCCCGACAGCGACTACAACTGCCTGTCACAGGTCATGGTGGCGGCCATCCCGACCAACTACGTGGACAACGCCGCCGGCGGCCAGACCCTGACGGTGGGAGGCTAACCATGGCGGTGAACAAGGTGGTGCTGGGCAGTGAGACCCTGCTGGATCTGACCGGGGACACCGTGACCAGGGGCACCCTGCTGGCCGGACAGACCGCCCACAATGCGGCCGGGGAACAGATCGAGGGCGAATATACGCCCCCGGATGTGTTCACCGGGGCCAGCGCCGAGGCCGCGGGCACATCCGGCCTGGTACCGCCACCCGCTGCCGGGGACGAAAAGAAGTACCTGTGCGGCGATGGCAGCTGGGCCACACCCGAAGCGCAGACAACGATTAAAATTTGCAGGTGGTGAGAATATGCCCGTTTACTTAGGAAGCGAAAAAGTAAGTATTTTCGCGGGTGCCGGTGCCGCACAGATGCAAGAGAAATCAGTCGTGCCAACCGAGAGCCAGCAAACCGTAACCCCTGATACTGGTTACGACGGTTTGACTAAGGTTACGGTCGGCGCCGTTTCTTCTACCTACATTGGAAGCAAAGTCACCAAGAAATCCGCCCAGACCTACACTCCGGGAACCTCCGATCAGACGATTGGTTCCGGACAGTATTTGAGCGGAACTCAGACGATCAAGGGTGACAGCAATCTTGTTGGAAGCAATATTCTATCCGGCAAGACCATTTTCGGTGTGCCTGGTTCTGTGGTGATCCAGAGGTATTACACCGGTAGTTCCGAGCCCAGTTCTTCGACCGGCAGCAATGGCGATTTGTATTTGCAGACTGGGGGCTAATGTATGGCAAGTGTAACATTGGTTCCTGCAGGATACGATGGTCAACGCTCATCGTATATTTCTGTAGACACGTCTTATCCGCTTTCAAATGGCCTTACCAGTTCAAGCAGTGACACCTTTGCGGTGCTAAACCTGAACAAAGGTGGTGGTGCGGTTTCTAAGCTGGCAGTCAAATTTGATGTGTCAAAGATTCCGACAGATGCCAAAATCAATTCTATCTCTTGTAAGATAAAGGCCAGAATCTCGAATGCGTCACCGTATATTTTGAGCGGTGTTGCGCAGTTGTATTGCGGCACGGCCGGGTTGAGCGGCGAAATTGAGTTGGGAACATCCCCAGTGGCTCAGACTTTTAACGATACCGGCTGGTGGGATCGTGAGAGCCTGGACGATCTTATCTTGCTGATTACCTGTACACGCGGCTCGCTATCCGCAAACAACAGCCATACTTTGCGTTTTTACGGTGCTGATCTGACTGTAGACTACACTGGCGGCGGATCTTCTGGCCCTGTGCTGAGCACTAAGGTAAATGGCAGCTGGGTGAACGTATCCAAGGTCTACAAAAAAGTAAGCGGTATTTGGGTAGAACAGAGTGACATTGCAAACTTGTTTAGCACTGATACCAATTACGTAAAGGGGTGAGATTTTGGCAAAGACTACAGAAACGATTGGCGAATTCACAATGAACATTCTTACCGCGGAGCAGTATGCAGATGCGAAAAAGAATAACCAGATCGACCCCAATCAATTATATTTTACCCCTGAAAAAAAGTTGGTTGTTGCCGTATCTCAGGATGAGTATGAAGCAATGAAAGAGGCCGGTACGCTGGATGAGGATGTACTTTACGTTACACCCGCTAGTGAATCCGTTACGATTCCCGAGGCCACGGAAACGACCGCTGGCCTAATGCCGCCCAGCGCCGTGACAAAGCTGAAAGGCATTGATGAGGGCGCGAACAAGTACACTCACCCCACGCATACCGCCCGGGCCAGCGGCCTGTACAAAATCACCGTGGACAGCCTGGGGCACGTCATCGCTGTTTCTGCTGTGCAGAAAAGCGACATCACCAACCTGGGCATCCCGAGTTCCAATACGACCTACGGCCTGGCCTCGGCCTCCAGCAATGGCCTGATGAGCTCGACCCAGTATTCCAAGCTGAGTGGCATTGAATCAGGTGCCAACAAAACCACGGTCGATAGCACGCTGTCCGGCACCAGTGCCAACCCAGTGCAGAACAAAGTCCTCTACGTTGCCCTGCCGTGGGAGTATTACGCCACCTTTTACGTGGACAGCTGGACGACCGCCTCCACGGATGAGCAAGCCCAGGGCTTTGCCTACAAGCAGACCGTGTACCCCTCGAAGAAGATCTCGGTCGCACCGACCCTGACCGCCAACAGCATGTTCTTGAGCCTCGGCTCGACCAACAAGACCGGCGTGTTCGCCACCGATGTGATCCTCGCCGATTCGATGGACAAGATCAACGCGGGCCTGGTCTACACCGGGTCCGGGACCATCACGGCGTTGGTAGAAGAAAAGCCCAGTTCGGACGTTGTCATGAACTGGTGGCTGAGAACATAAAAAAGGAGTTTTCAAATGAGATTATCGAACGAAGAAGTTTTACTTCGCTGGCCGCTGGATCAGCACATTTTGACCCAGGGCTGGCACTACAACAGCGGCCGCAGCCATAACGGCATCGACCTGCGCACCCAGATCGGCAACACCGCCGTGCGCCCGGTCTACGCGGCAGAGGACGGCACGGTGTCGGCCACCCAGCTGTGGGACGGCCACACCACCGACGAGCGCAGCATGCAGAGCTACGGCAACTACGTGGACATCCGCCACGCCGACTACAGGCAGCAGAGCCTCGTTACCCGGTACGCCCACCTGTTCAAGTTCATTGTTGCCAAGGGAGAAAAGGTCAAAGAGGGCCAGCTGATCGGCTACAGCGGTGCCACCGGCAACGTTTTTGGCGCGCACCTGCACTTCGAGGTGCTGCTGAGTGGCAAGCGCACCAACCCGCTGACCTGGCTGGATGATGATTTCACCACCGCCAGCAGCAGCGTCTACACCTACGGTCCCGGTGAGCATGCGGTCGAGCGCCCGGCCGAGGACAAGCCTGCCGCCTCCACGCTGCAGACCATCTGTGCCAGCAACCTGACCAACGCCCAGGCCATGGCGGTGTTCAGCCTTGCGATCCAGCTGCAGCTGGTGGCCATGCGGCTGTACTGGGCAGAATTCAGCGATGCCGAGATGGCGCATCAGAACATCGGGGTCGGCCCCATCACCCAGGGCGATGCCAAGGCCGTGTTGGACAAGCTGTCCGCCGTAGGTGCCAAGGGCACCGCGCAGGCAGCGTGAACGAAAGGAGTAAACCATGAAAGACGACAACATTTTCCTGTGGGTCAAGGCGGTGATTGCAGCCGCCTGCGGTGCCTTTACCGCGGCATTCGGCTGGCTGGGCTGGCTGGTGATGGCCTGGGCGGCCTGCATGGCGCTGGATTGGCTGAGCGGCAGCGCGGCCGCCGCCAGCAGGGGAGAGTGGTCCAGC